CGCCAATCTAGAGCCCGCCGCGCCATGGCCGTGAGGCCATGGCCACCTGCCTGCTATGCTTGCGGGGCCGACGCCAGATCGGCGAAGGCGTCATCGATTTCGGCCGTGGCGGAAACGGAACCGTCCGCGATCGCCGCAAGCACCGTCGCCCGGCGATCGAAGGTCGATTGCACGAATGCGCCGACAGCCGTCGCCAGCGCGATCGCGTCTGCGGCATCAAGCGCGACGATCCCGTCGCCGGCGTCGAAGCTGAAGGTCCTGCCAGGATCGCGCGCCGCCAGCGCCGCCATGCCGTTGATCAGCGCGATCGCGCCGTCGTCGCATCTGACCCGGACGCCGTTGATATCCGCGCCGGCGACGCGGATGCGCCAGGAGAGGTCGCGGGCATAAGCGGCGAGTTCGTCCTTTGTCGGCTCGACCGGCACTGCCGGGACGGCCGTCCCGCTCTCCTCGTATTTCATAGGCGGTTCGCCGCCGTAGGCCTGATAGTGGCGCGGAAAGCCCTTCGTGCCGAGCCGCGCGCTATCGACCACCATTCTTGCCGGATCGCTCATGCCAGCTCCTCCTTGTCTGCTTCGGGGATCAACAGGCCAGTTTCCGGATCGGCGTTGCCGAGCGTCCTGACGACCGGGTCGTTGCGATCGGCAACCACGCGCCAGGCCACGAGGTCGCCGCACGCATCGTCATCGGCGATGATCTCGAACTGCCCTCCGGCAACGGGACCGGGTCTCAGCCGCGCGAAACCCTCCTGGTTCTGCAGCGATGTTACGATGGTGTTCTGCGCCAGCGCCGCCCAGGTGCCGGCCGTCAGATTGCTGGCGGCGTCGATATCGATCGTGACGCGCCCGCCTTCCAGTCGGGCTACGCCCCAGGCCTCGACGCCGTAATGCGGGCTTTCCGTCGAGGCGAAGATCAGGTCGCGATTGAAGGGGTCGATCGGATGGTCTATCAGGAAGTTCTTGGCCGACCCGCTGATCGCGCCGGGAGCGGAGAACCCCCCATTCTCATCAAAGCTGAAGCCTGCGAACTTGCCGAACGAATTCGATACATTTAGAGCACACCGCGTTATGACCCCAACCTGCTCCTGGGCGTACAAATCGAAATTGACTGTTCCAGCAACTTCAGACCTAAAAACGTGTCCGTCTACATAGTCACCTGGAGACGGAGAGCCACGGCTCTTAGAGGTGATAACGGGGCCATCAAAAACGTCGCCGGCCTTATTTGCTGCGGTATATCCAAGGTTCGCCTGCGCGCCGATTGTCGCCCTGGCTGCAGCGGCGTCGGCATCATCCAGCAGGGCCTTGGCAAAGGCAGAGACGCCCAGCGTCGTCAGCGCTGCTGATTCATCGGCATCATCGAGCAAGGTTTTCGCGAAGCCCGAAACGCCAAGCGTGGTCAGCGCGGCGGAGGCGTTGGCGTCGTCCAGCAGGGTTTTCGCGAACGCCGAGACGCCGAGCGTTGTCAACGCGGTGCTCGCGTTAGCGTCATCGAGTAGCAACCGCGCGAAGCTCGTCAGCGTGGTGATGGCGGCAGAGCCTGCGTCGTTGAAATAGGCCAGTTTGTCGGCCGCCGGCGTCAACCCGGCGAGGGCTGACAACGTCTCGTTGTCGAGCCGCCGAATATAGTCCGCCAACGCCACCGCATTGGCGATCACCTGATTGGCGTCGTCCTGCCGCTGCAGAGCATAGGCATAGGTGCCGGTCGCCCCGACCCATTCGGTCGCCGCCGTGATGGCGGTGTCGCTGTCGACGTTTGCGATCGGCAGCGGGTTGCCGGCGGCCTGCGGATAGATCACGCCGCCGGCGATCAGCGCCGTGGCCCAGCCCGTGCCATCGCCGGTCACCGTCCTCGATCCGTTGGTGAGCGTGATTGTGCCAGTGGCGTAGGCGGTCATCAGATAACCTCGTCGAAAATGAAAGCAGAGATCGTCAGCGGCCGGCCGAGCATGTTGTAGAGCCTGATCCGGTCGTAATAGGGTTCGAAGCGGGCGTAGAAGGTCTTCTCGCCGGGAATGGTGTTGTCCGTCGCCTTGAGCACGATGAAGGGCGGGAGCCCGTAGTCCTTCACCGTGTTGATCATCACGGTGGAGGGCGGGCCGCCGGAAGAGCGCGCGGCAACCCATGCGGTCACCACCTCCTTCGGCGTCAGCGGCCGCGTGCCCTCCTTGATGGTCAGATGCTGATCGGCCGCCGTCAGCGCATCGTGACCGGGCATCGAGACGCGAAAGCGAAACGTGCCATTGTCGTTTCCGATGTAAACCCGTCGCGTCATGTCGCCCTCTTCAGGATGATGTAATAGAAATCGAAATCCGCGTTGCGCGGGCCGGTGTCGGCGTAGGCCTTGGCCTTGATCGTCCAGTTGTTCTCCAGCCAGACGCCGAAGAAAAACGGGACCTCGCCCAGCGTCGTGTCGCGATTGACGCAACTGCTTGTCGGGTAATAGTTGGAGTCCACGGGGACCTTGTTGGCATTGTGCGGATTGGCGTATGTCATCGACCCGTAGAACAGCGGCCGGTATCCGAGATCGGGGAAATTGACCGTTGCCCACCACGTCGAATAGCCGTCGCCGGTGGTGCGGCCCATGCGAAAGCGGCCCTCGGCGTGCACGGCCACATTCTGATAGCGGGAGTCCAGAAGCAGGGCTCCGGCCGGGTTGACGACGTCGTCGCCGGGCCGGCTGAGAAACGCGCCGGAAACGCCGAAACCCGGATGTCTGCCGATGATGATGCGTCTAGCCATGGTCAGACCCCGAAGACGCGATAGTGGATCAGGCCGCGATATCGGCGATACCCGCCGCCGGAGATGGACGGCCGGGAAAGCTCGAGCCGATCCGGATAGACTTTGGAGCCGTCCTCCACGGTGCTGTCTTCGACCCGCAGCTCGCCAAAGCCCGCGCCGTCATAAGGCGTGCTCGCGCCCTGGTTCTCGAATGTGACATAGGCGGCCGGCACATAGCCGGGCGATGGGAAATGGATGACCAGCGGCGAGGAGGTCGACGTCAGGCCGTCGTTTCCGCTGACCGGCGCCGGGTCCGTGATGGTCCCGGCCGCGATCAGCACCCCTGAGAAATTCCAGTTGGAATCAAACAGCTTGTCCCGGTCGGAGAGCCCGCCGTCATGGGCATCATATCCCGGCTTCGTCAGCAGGATGCGGCCGGCGGTCATCAGAAATCGCGTTGCCATCAGTCGCTCACTGAAAGGTAGTCATTGTCGAGATCGAGCCGCGTCTTGCCGCTGGAGCCGCGCAACAGACCGGCGACGATCGTGCCGATATGGCTGGCGTTGAGCTTCAGGACGCCGCCTTCGAACAGGAACGGGCGCTGGCCATTGTTGAGCACCACGAACTGGTCGGCGTTGACGGCAAAACGCGAGCGCTGAACGCCGTCCTCTGTGTAGATTTCGAGGTAGAGGCCGCTTTCGTGATAGCCGCTGCCCGTGCCGGCCCTCAGGAGGACGGAGAAGCGGGCATTGACGCCGCTCTGATTGGCGGTGGCGGCGAACTTCACCTGACCGGCCGCGAAGTTCTCGTTCAGCAGCGCGGTCACGGCCGATGTCTGCTGCGCGATCGCCTCGTCGGCCGTCACGCGCGCCTGGCGCTCCTCGACAACCGATGCAGAGACATCGGCGATCTCGGCGCCGACCAGTTCAAGCGTCTGGGCAAGCGCCTCATCCTCGCTGGCGCGCACCAGCTTTTCCTCGATGATCTGCGCCAGTGCCTCGCCGCTCTGCTGACGCAAGACCTGACGTTCGAGAAGGCCGACGGCCCCCTGCAGCGAAAGTGCTTCGGCGAGTTCGGACGAGCGCCGGATCGTCCGGTCGAGTTCGGCCTGCAACTCCTCGAAGCGTTTGCGCACGTCCTCGCCGACCGTATCCAGCCTGACTCCAAGGTCCTCCATAACATTCGGCGTCTCGACTTCAAGCCAGTCGGACCATGCCTGGTTCCGCACCAGGTCGGAGATGAACCGGCCGCGCGCCTCGACCCATGTCTTTGACGGCAGCGGCCCGATCAGCCAGGAATAGGGCTCCTCATAGGCCGTCGTATGTCCGGAAAACAGCATCTGGCTGGTGTCGCGGACCCGCACCTGCACGACGACGGCCGTCACGCCATCGATGCCGGCGCCGCAGGAGACCTTGATCGCGGCGAGACGCCCGACGCCATTGCCATCGGCCATCGAGGCGGGCTCGACGGTCCAGCCCTTCATGATCTGCACCGGCGGCGTTCCCCGGCCGAGCAGCCCGGTCGTCGGCGGAATGACGATCGCCGGCGGGTCGTAATCGGCCGGATCGATCTCCTTGATCGTGACCTGGCTGAGAGAGCCCGGCAGGCGCGTCAGCGTGGTGATCTGGAACGCCTTGTCCTGGTAATTGTTGCGCGCGCTCGTCCAGACGATCACGTCGCCGGCCTCAAGCAGGCGCGAGGGCGGCGGCAGAACCAGGGTGTGGACGCGCATCCGCCGCCCGTCCTCGATCATGGTCTTTTGCAGATGCTGGACCTGCTCGGACCATGGCACGGCGGTGAAGGTCACCGATTGGGCAAGGCTGCGACCATCGGCGGCAACCGCCGCGTCCTGGGCATATTCCGGCGCATCCTTGCGCGCCCATTTGTCGCCGGGCTCGGGATAGGAGGCGGAGATCGTGTTGTGGGTATCGGAGAGCGACGGCCAGGGATCGAGCTGCTGCGGCTTGGTGATAATGACATCGGCGTCGGTGAAGGCATAGACCGCCGCGCCCGGCCCGCCGACGGCGAGCTTCAGCACGCCGCCGCCCTCGACGAAGATGCCGTTGCAGGCAAGCCGGAACTGTTCCAGCACATCGAGCGGCTCGGCGCTGACATCGATCTCGATGCCGGCGCGATATTGCGGCGCGCCGTGCGCCGCCATGTCGCATTCATTGGCGGCCGCCATCCAGTCGGAGGGCGGAAGCCGGAGCGCCTCGACATTCTGACCGCCGTAAAGCCAGCCGCCGGCGTGCCGCATGCCGCGCGCAATGTTGTATGCGATCACCGCCGGATTGAGCGTCGGCGACCAGGTGGCAGGATTGTCGAAACGCTGCGGGCCGATGCCACCGACGGTATCGTCGCGGCGCAGGTCGTAAAGCGGCAGCGGCGGCGGCTCGACCAGCACGGCCGGATTGCCGGAAAAGAGATCGTCGTTCTTGCGGAAGGTGACGATGACGGCCTGCTTGCCCCGACCGATCATGGAGTGGCGAAAGGGCTTTTCGACATTGGCGAATTTCGCGAGCAGAAAGGCGTCGGCCGCCGCCTGCGTGCCATCGAGATAGCGCACCCAGGCATGATCCTTGCCGCCCTGTCGGAACTCCGAAATCGGATAGCCACGCCCGTCGCCATGGGGCTCGCCGTAGAGGATCGTGCACTTGTCGCTGTCGATCCAGAGATGCTCCAGCGCCTGGCCGCCGGCGAAGGAGGGCAGGGAGCCGATCTCCAGCACCTTGGTCAGATAGGCGTTCGGCGTCTCGCCATCATTGCCCCACGTGCCCCAATATTTGAGCTTGCCGGCGGTGGCCGATCGGCCGGCCACAAACGACAGCGGCTTGTCGTCGCCGGTTTCCATGGAGAGCTTGACGCCGAAGCTCTGCTGTTCGGATTTCTTCTTACCGGCAAAGGCGCGGGAAATCAGATTGGTGACCGCGCCGAATGCGACATTGACGATCAGCCCGCCGATCCAGCTCGATGCCGCGAACGCGCCGACCGCCTGAAATATCCCGATGACCGCGCCGAACACAGGGGCGGCATGGGCCGGCCCGGCGCCGAGCGTCAGAAAGACAAGCAGCGTGAGGAGGGTTTTAACGCGCATCAGCCCACCTTGAAGGCCGTTTGAGCGGCAAGCAGTGGCATTGTGCCCGTGCCGATCTGGCGCAGCACGACGATCCGCGCGCCGATCACAACGCCGAGCGCGCCGCCGACCTCATTATCATCGGCAACAAACGCGATGTCGCCGATGCGGGCCATGGCGATCGGCGTCTCGGGCATCATTGAGCGCATCAGACCGGAAAGGTCCTGCTGGCCCAGCTCGACCAGCAACGCGCCGGCGCTGACGGCATCATGATAGCGACCGCGAAGCGGCGCGGCCGGATCCACACCGGTCATTGTCTCGACCGCGCCGGCGGCGAGCGTGACGTAGCAATCGTCGCTGCCCCACCTGAAGCGCAGCGCCTTCAGGCTGGAAACAAATGCGAACAGCCTCGGCCGCCAATCGGGGCGTCTTGTGAGATCGAGCATGGTCATTCGCCTTTCTGCCCCCACCAGATCGTCCAGTCGCCTGCGGTCGAGGCGTAGAGCGACCACTCGTCGCCGCCTCCATGGGCCTTCTGGTCCTCGTAGGAGCTTTTGCGGGGATTGATGCGGGTCAGCATCGACATCAGGTCGGGCACGCAGGTAAGCGCGATCGAGCCTTCGTCGCCGGCCGCCGGCGTCGAAAGCGGGGCCTTGTCGACCTCGCCGACGAAATCGAGCAGCGAGCCGATCATCGCGCCGGTGGCCGGATCGAGATAGAGCGTGTGCACCTCGACGCGCGCGAGCCGGATATCAAGGGTGCGCAATAATGCCTGGGCAACATCTGCGATCTGCGACAGGCGGATCGTCAGCGACCGGATCGTCATGTCGGTGGCGCAGACAATGTTGCCGACATCGATCAGCGTGCCGCCGCCATAATAGGCGCGCGTCTCGGCAGCACCGGTCAGTCCGGAGGCGAGCGTGATCGAAAGGTCCTCATCGCCGGCCCAGACGCCCATTCCCGTCACAAGGCCGGTGACGCGATCGCGCGCATGGACATAGACGAGCTTGCGTTCCGACAGTCCGTTCTCGGCGGCATTCTCCAGCGCCGCGATGATTGCCTGGCTGGCATAGATCATGACGGTTTCCTCTTCTGGATGATCTCGATTTGCGCGCCGCGCGTCAGCGCCGAGGAGGCCGTTCCGGGCTTGTGACCGCCGGGCGAAACGATCGCGGCGAAGGCGGGACGGATCAGGGTGACCACGGCGTTGGTGGTCAACGAAAAGGGCAGCATCGGAAAAACGGGCAGGTTCATTGCGCCCGCGCCATTGGCGGCGACCGTGGCGCGGACCTCGTGGTAGCTGAGAAGCGCGCCATCGGTGATCTGAAGCTTGTCGCCGACGGTCATCACATAGCCCGCCGGAAAACCGGAAAGCTGCGCCACCGACCGATCGGCGCCGACGGTTCGCACATGAATGGTCGAGGCACCGAGCGCCGCGCCCTTGAAGTCGGCCTGCGGGAAAAGCGATGTCGGATCGCAGACCATGAAGGCGTCGCGCAATCCGCCAAGCGCGCGGATCAGGGCGGCGGCTTGTTTCAGCTCATTGTTGCGTGCATCGCCGAGCGTGATCGTCGCGGTCCAGAGCGGCGGGGCGAGTTCGACGCCAAGCAGGGCGCCGGAACCCTGGCCGGACAATTCGTCATTGCGCTTGATGTCGAGCTCGAAACCCGAAATCGGCAGACGATCGAAGATGGCGGCAAGCGGATAAATCATCAGCGCCACCTCGGCCGATCGACGGCCGCCGCGACCTTGTCATTGAACTGTGCGTCATATTCCGCAAGCGCCTGCTTCATGCCGGCATAGGCGGCCTGGTTCGCCTTCTCCTCGATGGCGCGATCGCCCTGAGCGCCCTCAAGCGAAATGCTGATCGCGATCGACGGTCGAGCGGCCGATCCGGCATTGTCGTTCGAAGCCGGCGTCGAAAACGGCAGGTTTTCGACGACGCCGCCCGTGGCATAGCCGCGCTTGCCAAGCCGCATTGCCTCGACCACGCGCACGCCTCCGGCGCGGGCGACATCGCTCTGCGACCAGACGACTTCGCCCTTGTGAACGACGCCGGCCGGTTCATGAACGCCGCCGGGACCCGTATAGCCGCCGCGATCGTAAAGCCCAGCTGTTCCGGCGAGGACGTTCGCCTTGGCGATATCCAATTGCGAGCTTCCGCCGACGCCGAAGAGCGAGCCGAGCGCCGAAAGCAGACCGCCGCCTGTGCCGCCCGAAGGCTGATAGGAGGAGAGAAGCCCGCCGAACTGGTTGAGGCCATTGCCGAGCGTGCCGAGCCCGTCTGTGGCGATCCCGGCATTGCCTGCCAGGCCGGAAAGCGCGTTGGCGGCTTCGGTCGCGCGGCGCACCTGAAGATCGGCGGCATTCGCCCAGGTCAGCCCGACGCCGTTCGACGTGTTGCCGGAGAGCATCTGAAGCTGGAGCCCGCTATCGAGCAGTCGCGAGGCGCCAGTGGCGAGACCGACATGGCCGCCCATTTCGCCGGCGCCGAGGCCGCGCGTGTTCAACAAAACGTCGCCGCGCATCAGGCTCGTAGGGTCGACCTGAACGCCCCAGTTCTGGAAGGCATTGGCGACAAGCGAGCCCGAGCCGTCAATGCCGACCTGGGCGAGAGCGGAATTGACGAAGCCCGCGCACCATTGCGTCTGCGCGGCATTGATATCGACGCCGCCGGCGGAGAGAAAGGCGTTGATGTCCGAAAGCCCGTTGGTTTCCGTCGCGCCCAGCAGACCGAAAGCCTTGTCGACGCCGGTTGCCGCCAGACCGCCGCCAAGACCGCTCGCATTGTCATTGGCCGCAAAACCCGACAGCAGCCCGCCCGCGCCGGAAGCAATCCCACCATTGACGATGACGGTTGCCGCCTGGACGTTCATCGCACCAACGTTCTGGCCGGTGAACGCGGAAAACAGGCCGCCGGCCGGCCGGTTCATGACATCGCCAAGCGTGCCGTAGTTGGTGCCGAGCCAGGCGTTCTTCAGCGGGTTGTTGAGGGTAAGGTCCATCAGGCTCTGGCCGAGCGACGAGGTGAGATTGTCGAAGATCGAGCCGAAATCGCCGTCCTTCAGGTCGTCGAAGCTGAAGATCGCATCAATCGCGCTTTCGCCGGCGGACCTGACCTCGCCCCAGGCGTCGCGCATGCGCTCCAGTTCCGCCGTCTGATCGGCAATGACGCGGACGTTCTGAAGGCGCTGCACCGCCTCCTGATCGCCAAGAGACAGGCCTTCGCGGCGGATTGCCTGCATCTCCTCAAGCACGGCAAGCTCGCGCCGGCGGGTCGTCTCGTTTGCGCCAACGAGGGCGGCCTCGGCGCGAAGCTGCTCCATGGTTTCGGCCTGTGACCGGGCGCGCTCCCGGCTGGCCTCGGCGCGTTCGACGGCGCTTGCGACCTCGGCCTCGGCGGCGGCAAGCGCCAGCCGGGATTGAGCGGCCGCGCTATCAAGCGCGATGCCCTCGCGGGTCAGTCGCTGCTGTTCCTCAACGACAGCGATCGCGCGCCGGCGTTCGGCCGAGGTCGCGCCGATCAGGCCAAGCTGGAGCTTCAGGCCGGCAATGCTTTCCTGCCGCGAGCGGATCGCGTCGCGATTGCCTTCGGCCCGGTCGAGCGACGACTGAGCATCCGCGATCTTGCGGGCCTGTTTGATGCGCTCGCCATATTCCGCGTCATCCGGCCCATAACCTTCCTGCTGCAGCTTCTGCTGTTCCTTGAGCACGGCAAGCTCGCGCCGGCGCGCCGTCTCGCTCGCGCCGATCAGACCGATCTGCGCCTGAAGCCGCGAAAGCTCGCGATCGCCGGAAAGCAGCGCCTGGTCGTGAGCGGCCTTGCGTGCTTCAGCGGAAGCGGCGGCATAAGCCTCTTTCAGCCCGTCGACGATCGCTTCGAGCCTTTGCTTTTCCTCGCCCTCGGCTTCAGCCGCCGCAGCGATCAGCGGGCGGAGCTGCAATTCCTCCTGCAGGATGCGATTGGCCTCCGCCGCCGACAGCGCGCCGGCCGCGACCTTGGCATTGAGACCGGCGCGGATCTCGGTCTCGGTGTTGATCTGGTCGATCTGGGCTTGCCCGCCGGCGAGCGTGCTCTCGATCACGCGGGTATAGGCCCGGCGGACTTCGGCGTCGGTTTCCGTCTGGCTGATTTCCTGCGCCTGCAGTTCCAGCCGCTTGCGCCGCGCCTCAAGCTCGGCGCTGAGAACCGGGTTGCGCTCGTTGGCGATCTGGATATCCAGCCGGTCGAGTTCATTGAGGCGCTGTTGTTTCGTCAGGAGGCCGTCGAGCGCGCGCTCCTTGGCCTCAAGCGCCTTGTTGAGCCGGTCGCCTTCGCCGGAATCGATGTCGGAAGGCGTCAGACTGCCGATACCGCTCTGCAGGGCGGCGATCTGGTTCCGATAGGCTTCTACCTGATTGATCGTCGAAAGCGCAGGCGAGGCGTCCGCGATCGTCGAGGCGGCGGTTACCCGCTGGCGCGCCTCGGCTTCGGTGCGTTTCGTGTCCGCCGCATTCAAACGCGACGTGAGAACGCCGATCTGTAGCTCGATCTCCGCGACGTCCCGATACATCTGGCCGCGCACAGCCCCGGCCAGAAGCCCGTCATCGGGCCGGTTGATACGCTCATAAAGCTCGGCTTGCTGCTCGCGCAGGCGCTCCAGCTTTTTTTCGTCCGAAGGGCCATCGATCACATAATTGACGCCCGCGCCGACCGCGCCGAAAAGATTGGCGGCATCTTCCCGCATCGCCTTCCATGCCCGGCCGAGACGCGTCGAGGCCTCGTTCGCGTCGGCGAGTTTCCCAGGCAATTGGTCGAGGATCAGCGCCTGGGCTTCGATCAGACGGTTCTGGTCGGCAAGGTTGCGCACCTGCCGGGCCGTCGCGGCATCGATCAGGTTATACTGCCGGGACAAGGCGTCGGCGGCCTTGGCGGGATCGGCAAACAGATCCGCGAGCGCGTCGCCGGCATCGGCCGCCGACATGCCCATGGTCGCGGCAAAGTCATCGGAAAGCCCGATCAGCTTCTCGAAATTCTCAGATCCGATCCGGCCTGTGCGCAGGAACGCGGTCTGCATCGCCCGCGCCGAGGCGACCGATATGCCGGCTGCCGCGGCGCCGGCTTCGGCCGAGGCCTCCATCTCCGCGCCCGTGCCGGCCACCGTTCGGCCAAGACCGCTTGCCACTGTTTCGACAGCCTTGGTCGATGACAGATAGGAGCTATAGGCCGCAAGCCCGAGCGCCGTCGCGGCGGTCAGCCCGCCAATGCCGAGCGTCACCGGATTGATCAATCGCGTCAGCCCGCCAAGGATCGACCCGAAATCCTTCAGCGCCATGTTGACGCCCCCCTGACCGGCATAGAGCTGGACGATCTGCGGTCCCTGCTGGGCAAAGATCATCGCCGGGTTCATGCCCATGGCGGCGGTCTGGCCAATATCGAAGAGCTGATAGGTGAGGTTCTGCCGGCGGAAGCGGGAGGAATTGTCATTTCCGCCCGAAAGACCGCCCGCCGCCGCGCGCCCTTTGATGCTGTCGATCGCGGCAAGGGTCGCCTGACGTTGGCGGCTAATCGCCGCCGTCATTTCGTCCGTGGAAATCGCCCCGAGCCTCTGCGCCTCGCGGATCTCCGAAACCTCCTGACGATAGCGTTGGGTGACGGCAAACAGCGGATTGTATCTGGCGCGCAGCCTGTCGAGTTCGACGCCATAGGCGGCGATGTCGGCGCCGCGATCAGGCGCGATTGTGGCGCGGCCGACAATCGCTTCGGCGGCCTTCTTCTTTGCCAGGGCCGTTCTCTCCGCCGCCGCCGTCACCGCGTTGAATGCGTTGCGCTCCTGCAATTTGATATCGATAGCCTGGCTGGCTGAAATAGCGCCGACGCTTTGCGCCTGATCGATTTTCTCAACCGCCTGCTGATAGCGTTGCTGGGCGGCAAAGAGTGGATCGAGTTTCGCCTGAAGCGCGTCGAGTTGAGCGCCATAGGCAGCAATGTCCTCACCGCGATTGCTGTTTGAACTTTGAGCGCGGCTGAGGCCAGTGGTCGCCTCGACAAGGCGCTGGACATGCGGTTCGGCGGATCGCGCCGCGGCACCCGTCGCATCAAAATCGCTCTGCGTCTCTTTGAGGCCGCGCCGGGCATTCGAATTGTCGACGGCGAGCAGGATGGAGGCTTTCATGGGCTGGGCCATCATGCGTCTCCGTTCAAGATGCCGAGCGCTTCGGCTTCCATCGTCTGAAGATCGGCGAACACCGCGTCGGGCATGGCCTGCCGGCGCATGGCGACGTCGACGGCGCTGTAATCAAGCCCGAGCCAGATCATGCCGGCCATGGTCGTAGCGACCCGCCATTGCGTCTCGACGGCCAGAAAGCCCAGCATGCTGTCGCGATTGTCCGCCATGATCTCGATTGCCTCGGCCTCAAATGCATCCGGCGCGACCTCGACCGTCACGCCCATTTTCTGAAAATCCGCCGCTGTCTCGTCATCGACCGTGACCGGCGCGCGCGCTTCTGTCTTGCCGACCCGCGCCAATGCCCAGGCGCGGGCCGCGCGTTTCAGTTTCCCAGGCGCGCTTCCTCGCCGTTCAGGCTGTCGGCGTAGGCGCTGTAAACGGCTTGCCTGAACCAGCTCTGATTGAGCGCGCGACCGAAACTCTGCTCGTTGAAGGTCAGCGCGTGTTCGTCATCATCCTCGACGCCGCGCCAGTCCTTGCAGACCTCAAAGAGCTGCTTGCGCTCATGCTCCACGCGCTCGCGCGGCGTCGTCAGCTTGGCGGCCGCCTCAAGCCGGGCGATAGCCCTGTCCTGGCTTTCCGGCTCGAACAGGATTTCGAGCTCATAGGTGACGAACTTGCCGGGATTGTCGGTGTCGGGCATGCGCACCTTGACCGGCCACCAATAGCGATTGGTATCGTTGAGGATGAATTTCATGATGCTTCCTCGTTTTCGAAAGGGCTTCAAAGGGTCTTTGAAGGGCGCTTGAAGCGGCTTCAGCGGATAGTGATTGTGAGCTCGTCGAGACCGGCGACCGGGCAGAGGCCAAGCGGCAGCGAGTAGTTGACGATATTGTTGGTCTGGCCTTGCGTCGGCTTGCCGATCTCAACCGCCGGGGCGGCGATCTCGACGATATTGCCGGCGGTTTTGCCGTGGATGAGGGAAAGCGTGCCGCGCGTGCGGTTCGTGGCGGCCGCAAACCAGTCGATCTCGGCAAGGCTCTTGGCTTCGACCACGGCCGTGCCGGTCACCGAGCGGTCCGAGATCGCCACCAGCTCGTCGCCGATCAGGAAGCGCGGCGTGACCGTGTTGCCGAGATCGAGCGCGAGGCTTTCGGCGACCGATGACCAGCCGTGAAGCGTCATCGTGGTGTTTGCCTTGGAAACGGCAAGCGGCGTCTCCCAGCCGACCTGGGAAACCGCCGGCATGGCGCCGATATCCGAGATCGTGCCGATCAGCCCGGTCATGGTGACGGTGTAATGCGGGATCTGCGACGGCGTGAAGTTCAGCCGCACCGTGCCGCGCGAACCGAGCATGACATGCTGGACCTTGTCGGAGATGAAGTAGATCGAGGCCGACTCTTCCTCGTCCTCGATGATCTCGTATTCGACCGAGGCGCCCGCCGTCACGGTCTGGGCAAGGCCGCAGGCGCGCAGGATCGCGTCATATTTCGGGGCGGTGCCCGCGGCGCCCGAGCCAGCGATCTCGATGTCGAACTGCAGCGTTGCGTATTGCCCGGTGATGATCATGCCCTGATTGCCGAGGTAAGGCAGGATCAGGTCGCGGCTCACCTCCTGGCCTTCAAGCGGCGTGAAGGTGACATTGGAAAAGATCATCGCATTGGCGGCCGCCGGGGCGGCGTCGCTGGCATAATCCTCCTCGATTTTCACCAGGGCGGCCATTTTCTTGTAGCGGCGAACGGCCATTGTCAGGCTCCTTTGTTCTTCGTCGTCTCGGCCGAAGCCTCAGAGCGGGTTTCCGGTTCGGTCTTCGGTTCCGGCTTTGCCGCCGGCGTCAGCTTTCCGGTCTTCGGATCGCGGACGTAGCATCCGCCTTTGGTCGGTCGTTTCACTTGTCGCTCCCTTCAAGAAACCGGCTTGTCTGCCAGGTTTGGACATAGATGCTCGCGCCATTGCCAAGGGCCGTTGCCTGCCCGCCGACCAGCTCCAGCGGCTCCTCGGCCGAGGGCGGCGTCCAGCCGGCAAGCGCCCGCTCGATCGCGGAGCGGAAATCGTCGAAAGCAAGCGCCCGCTTGCCGCCGCGCGCGTCGTATTGGCGGATGACAAACGCGACCAGGAACTGGACCGCCACCATCTGCAAATGCCCGCCGGTGGCGCGCTGGTTCGGCTCGGCGCGCTCGCGATAGGGCAGGACAAAGGCCGTGCCGCTCTTCGGCGCCGTCGCCTTCGTCAGGCGTTCAATGTCTTCTGCCGGCAAGACGTCGGCGAGATCGGGCGCCGCATCCTTCAGCCGGGCAACAATCTCCGCGATCACAGCCAGCCCTCCAGCCGATCCTTCGAAAACACAGGCTCCGGACCCGTGACGCCGACATCGCCGGACGTCGAGGACGACGGATCGTCGCCGTCTGGAAGCGGCAATCTGATCCGGCCGGACGAGACCTTTTCGAGATCCGCGTTCGCCGCCTTCCAGTCGCGCACCACATGATCGGGCGCGCCGTCGCGGTGTAGGTGATAGCGGGCGATCGAAACCGCCCAGCCATTGACCTGCGAGGGCACCACCGGAAGCGGCAGGCGGTAGCGCACGGCGAGATAGCCGTTGATCGCGCTTGCCGCGTCGGCGAGCGCCTTGGCGACAACGTCCGGATCGGCGGCGCCATCGCCGTCGCGATCGGCGACCATCAGGATTTCGTCCTGGCCGGCGCGTTCGATCAGATCGTCGAGGGTGGCGTAGTCCATGCTCACGCCGTTTCGACCGGAATGCCGTGATCCCAGACCGGCGAAACCGCGCCGAGGCTTGCGAGCTCGTCATGCTCGGCGCGGGCGACCGTCACCCGGCCGGCGCGCGGGATGCGCTTGCCGTTGAAGCGCACCGGCTTCAGCACCACGAAGCGGCGCAGGTTCGGCCTGGACGAGGTGCCCAGCACGGTTTCGAGGATCGCGTTTGCCTGGGAGTCGCTCAAACCTGTGCCGGGCTTGTCCGTAGGCAGCGTTGTTTCTTCCGGCTTCTCGGTCGCCTTCTCATCACCGTCCGTTACAGACGCCTGCGCAACGGCGGGCGTTGCCGTGTCCATCTTCGAGCCTTCGCTCCCGACATTTTCCGGTGCGGCGGAACCATCACCCGCATCATTGCCGGCGTCGTTGCTCGTTGCCGTAGCGGCATTGTCTGCCGCCGGTGCGTCGTCCTCAGGCTTCTCTGCCTTTTTCCGTCCTGCCATCATGGTCTCCTGATCGTTCGGATTGGTGTCGCCCGGCGGTCTGCGCCGGGCGTGCGGGGCTGGCCTCAGGCGACGTTTTCGAAGAAGTAGCCAAGGTCCGGCGCGGAGATGACTTCCTTGACGCTCTCGCCGGAACGGACGCGATCGGAGCCACGCAGGCCGATCTTCGGTTCGGGGATCGAGCCGGAAACGCGGGTGCCGAACTGCGCCGTCCAGCCGAAGGTCGGCGTCGCCGAAACGCTGTCGGCAAGGCCTGCCTTGTGGAACAGCGTGCAGTGATTGCCCCAGCAGCGCCGGCGCTGGACCTGCTGGCCGGGCTTGGCGATATTGACCCAGCCTTCGCCGATGATGATGTCGTCGAGTTCAAGCAGATCGGCGACCGCGCGCTTGTTGGCGTAACCGTCGGCGGCGCCCGAGGGGGTCAGCGCCCGTAAAACGCTCTGATTTGTGCGCAGCGCCGTCCAGGAGCCGCGCCCCATCACCGCATTGTTCGGCCGCATGACCATGCTGTCGGCCGCTTCGGCAAAGGCAATGATCGGCTTGGAGTCCGGGCTCGTCCATTTGTCGGCGCCGGCAAGCGTCTCCTTGTTGTCGTCGCCGTAGAGATTGGGATCGAAGACGCGGGTTGCGACGCGGACCTCGCGGTCGAGCAGAACGAGATCGATCAGGCGTTGGGCGGCAAAGGCGCGCGGATCATAGCCCGCCGGCGCGTTGGCGCTGTCGGCGATCGGCACGACGTCATCGAGGCCATAATCCTCGGTGCGGTCTTCCTTCTCCTCCGCCTCGAACTCGACTTCATTCGGCGAGGATTTGCGGCCGACCTTGGTGTCGTGCAGCGTAATGAACTGACCGAAGTCGAAGAACCACCACTTGAACTGCTCGCGCGGCAAGAGCGGGCTGAGGCGCGGAAGAACCTGATCGGCGATGAGCGCGCCATTCTTGTAAGCCTGGACGATGCCGACAAGGACGGGATCGACGGGAAAGGGCTGACCGGACATTGAATGCTCCTGGAAAGGTTTGGGTTAGGCCGCGACGCCAGTCAGCGTGCCGCGTTGAACGATGGCGCGGGCGAAGTCTCCGCTTTCCGCGCCCTGGAGGAGATAGCCGGCAGTTTCGGCATTCACGCCTTCGGCCGGTGCGGCGGCAACGGCCGCGCCATTGGCATCGGCTGTGATCGGGTCGCCGGGATTGATATCGCCGCCGCAGACCACCTCAGCGGGACCGAACAGCACGACATCGATGCGCTGACCGGCAGTAGCGCCCGAGGGAAAGTCAACGACGCCGGCGATCGGATCGGTCGGGCTCGTTGCGAGCGCCACCTCGCCATCATTGGCGGTGAACTTGACCATGCGGCGGTGGCCGATCGCGCCGGCCGCGACGAAGGTCTTGACGATACGGGTCATGAAAAAATCCTCAGTTGCGCGCCGTCAGACGCATGGCGGCGGCGGCCGGCGAAAGGGTCTCGCCCT